ACCTGTCAGGCGCGGGGTGTCGATCACGTCAGAGAACAAGCCGCGAACTTTGTTCGGGCGCTGCAGCTTGCCGCTGGTGTCTGGATCGTACTCAGCGCCGTTGATTACCCGAGCGGTGCCGCCCAGGCCCATCGGCACCAGCAGGTTGGATGGACGAATGTCCAGGAAGTCATTGCCACTGATGTCCTTCTGGCTGGCCATCAGTACGCGCAAGGCTTCGAGGGACTCCACAGACAGGGCGGCACCGGTGCCGATGTTCTTGTGGTCGGCATGGAACAGGCTCTTGCCGTCATCCATGGTCGGGCCCTTGCCGCTGTTTTCCGCCAGCAGGGCGTATACAGCAGCCTCGATGGTGCGAGCAGCTGCGCGGCCCAGCATGTTGGACAGGCCAATGAACGCGCCCAGATCATCATTCACAATCGCCTTGCGGGTCAGGGAGATGATGTTGCCGACGGTTTCAGCCTGGATGCTGGCCTTCTCGCCATCAGGGATGGCCTTGTACTTGTACTCGCCGTGTTCGTTCAGGCCGTCCAGGTTGCCCAGACTGCCAACGCGGTAGCGGTTGTGGGCTCGGAAGTCGCTCACGGAGCCGGTGGCGCAGAAGCGAGACCATGTGTCAGAGGCCGAGGCGTAAGCCGTCTGCAGCGTTTTGTGCATGGCTTCTTCAAGAATGATCGGGAAGTCGCTGGTGCCCTGAGTGAAGGCGCTGGCCACGATCTTCATCTGGTCCATGCCGTTCGTGTTGGTACCGGATGCAACCAAGGAGTCCTTGGCAATATCCAGCAACTTGTGGCCGCGATAGGGGTTATTGCGGTCAGCTTTAACGCCAGCAATACCGGCGCGGGCCATAATGGCTTCAACCGCAGCGGCACGCTTAACGTCGCGCTCATCCTGTACCACAGTTACCCGGCCCTGAACTGGCTCAACGCCTTCAGCAAGCTTGGCCAGGATTTTCTCTCCTGCTTTTTCCGGTGTGACGGAGAAGTCATCCAGACAAGCAGCCTTCAGTTCAGCAAGGTCATCGCGACCTTTGAACATATCGAATTTTGCGTTAATGCCCTCGCGGCGAGCAGTTTCTTCCTGCTGCAGCTTGGCGCGGATTTCGGCCTCAGTGGGGGCCTTGGCCTGCGGTTCTGCCGCCGGCTTTTTCACTGGATCAGGCATAGCTGGTTCCTCTGGCTTGATTGCGGCGGCTGCCGCGGGTTCAGGTTTTGCGAATTTTGCAAAGCGGGTGAGGTCGAACGTTTTTTCGATGCTGGCTGCAATAGGGAGGGCTTCTGTTACCTGGTTCACGTAGCCGGCTGCCTCGGCTTCTGCAGCTGTAAACCAGTGGTCTTTGCCATCTTCCATCAGCGCCATGAACTCGTCGGCCGGCTTACCGGTGCCATCGGCGTAGGCTTCGGCCATCGCACTTGCGAACTTGTCCATGGTGTCGGCCATGTCGCGCATGTCCGTGGCGTTGCCCATGCTGAAGCCCCAGGGGGCGTGAATCATGAACAGCGCGTTGCTTGCCATATTGACGGTATCGCCAGCCATAGCGATCAGGCTGGCGATGCTGGCCGCAATGCCGTCGATTTCAGTGGTTACTTTCGCGGGGTGGCGCTTGAGTGCGTTGTAAATGGCCAGGCCATCAGTGACTGATCCACCAGGAGAGTTGATGCGCAGGGTAATATCGGTGGAATCCAGCCCGGCCAGGTCTTTGACGAACTGCGCAGCCGTGGTGCTTTCGTCATCCCAGCTGTCGCCAATATCGCCGTAGATAAAAATCTCCACGGAGTTATCAGCGAGGGCCTTAATGGAGAAGGGGTTGTTCTTCGGTTGAGGCATAACAGCACCCTTGGTTTTTGGATGCTGTCAGCCTCTCAAAGCGCCTGCGACATTTTTAGCTGCAGGATGTCGGTATTTTCAGGTTTCGTCGGAATCACCTTGAAGCTGCTCTTCAGCAAGATCCCAGGCGGCGTCCGAGTTAAATACCAAGCCTTTGTTCTTGGCGTCTTTCCGGAACTTGTCGATCTGGTCCAGGACATCCATCGGATTGACGCCACGTTTGCGCATCACCTCCGATTCCGACGCAAAGCCGGCGCGAACAAGCGTGAGCCAGCCAGTGGCTTCTTTGGCCGGGTCGATCCACGGCATCTGCTGGCCAACGAACATCGCGTCATCTTCGGTGCCTCGCTCAAGATCAGGCGGGATTGGCACAGCGCCAGACAGGGCGGCTGCCTTGACGAACTGCGCCCATACCGGCTGCACGAAGTTGCCGACGAACTCGTCGGTCAGCGTGGCGTAGTGAACCCACTGCTCAATCAATTCTTGGCGCTGGGCAGAGAAGGTGCCGTTGTAGTCCCGGGCAATGCTGCTGTAGTTTGCGCCGATACCGGCGGCAAAGGCTTTCAGCTGGCCCTGACGGAACGTGACGAGGTTGGGGTTCGGGCGTTTGGAGTCGATCATCCCGATCTCTTCACCGATTTCCAGGGTATCGATAATGGTGCCTGGCTCCAGCCCAATTTCCCGAGGCTTGATGTCTCCGTTCTCGTCTCGGGGCAGGGTGTCGGGGTCCAGGTGCTCTGGGTTGCCACGCTTAACGTAAGCAGTGAGCATGGCCGCGATCTTTGCCGCTACCCGCTCGGATTCTTCGTAATCCTTGATATCTTCAAGACGAGTGATGACGCTGGCGAATTCGGAAACGCCACGAATCTGGCCAATGCGGTCAGCGATGGTTACGTGGAGGATTCGGTCAGCAGGAACGAACTTCAGGTCGCTATTGGATGACAGGATAACGCCATCGGTTGGGTGGTTTTTATGCACCCAATAACCGGTTGGGCGCCCCCACGCGTTTAAGGCGACACCTTGTCGGATGCCGCGGCGGGTGTCGTTGAGGGAGTAGGGCACCATGTCCGGTTCAAATAACTCGAGTGAAAACGGCACCCGAGTTCCGTGGTCCAGGAGAGGCACCGGGCCTGAAAGCATTTGCGCGAATCCCTCGCCGTCTCTGATCCAGGTTCGGCAGACAAGTCGCTGAACCCTGGCCCAATGGAATTGCTGGGTAACCTCCGGATGGTGCTCCCAGTCTTTCCATGCCGCCAGCAATGCTGAGGCATACTCTCGATGAATTGTGCCATCGGTTCGCCGGGGCTGGGGTTCTACACCAATACCCTTGGGGCCTACCACGTTGTTGACCATGGTGCGCAGCGCGCCTCGAGTAATATCGTGGTTTTGCTCCAGGTGCCGGATCTGGTTTCGGATGGCCACAGCGCCTTGCTGGGTCTGCAGGTTGGGGCCGGCTTGATCCCGGCGAAACTTGCGGGTTCGGTCTGGCCTTGCCGCCTCATAGTAGGCCAGCACCTGGCGAGCCTGCGCCCGTTTAAGTGCCGCCTGAGGACTGAAGACACCGACGAGGCGGTCTATTGAATTGAGTTTTGCCTTGCTCATCGATCAAGCCTCGCTACTGAAAACCCCAAGCCTCCAAAGCTGGGCGCGCCGGAGGCCCCCCGGCGCTCAGCTGCAACCTTTGCCTCCCACTCCTTGCGGCCCTGCCGGATGGACTCGAGGTCGGCTCTGGAAACACGGCGCCCTTCAAATTCAATTTGCTGCCCTTGAAGCACTGCCGCTTCAGCGGAGAGGTACTTGGCAAGCATTTCTGAGGCTGTTGGGGTTGTCATGATCTGCACCTGCTTTTATGGATGTTTTCACTCTACAAATGTCTGCCTGACATCGTTACCGGCAAGGTGTGACCGAAACGATCCGCATGATGTGCCGCTCGCTGAGGCTGTATGTCTTGGCCAGCTCAGGGATGTTGGTCCCGTTGTAGGCTCGGACGATCTCTCGGTTCCTGTAGCTGCGATTTGGGCAGGGTACGTAGATCTCACCTCCGCCCACTTCCTGGCGAATCTCCAGAACAATCTCATCTGCCAGAGCAGAGGCCGCCAGCTCAACTAGACCATACCTCCGGGCCAGGCAGGCGGTCAGGATGCGGTGCAGCTCCACTGCTGAGTCAGTGTCGCGGTTCATGGTTGTGTTCATAGCCGGCTACTCCACTCTGATTTGCCAACGCCTCGGCGGGCGGATTTCGTTGTTCTTGGCTTCTGCTGTCTTTCCCGGCGCTCTTCCCGGGTTTCGCGTTCACTGTTGTGCTCGATAGGTCTGGCCCAGGGTTGGGTCGGGTTATCCCAGTTGATCCGGTCTGCCCCCAGATGCAGGGCGCCAGCCCAGATCATTGCGCAGAGGTCGATAGATTCGTTCCGCTTGCGGATCTGCTTC